TCGGCGACGAGGGGCGTGTCGATCGCACGTGCGAACGCATTCACCAGCCCCAGGTTGTAGACCTCGTAGTGCCGTCCCGCCTGCTCGGCGGCGCCGTCGATGAGGCCGAGGATTACCTCGCGAGTCGCTTTCGCCACGAGATGTATTTCCCGAGGTGCTGCAGTGCCTCGCGGCAGACGTTGAGGACCAGGGGCTTGCCGGGGCGGAACATATGCGAGCTCTCGCCGACGGTCATCGACATCAGACCGTCTTCCCGGTGCTTCTGGATCTCCGAATGCACGTCCGTCGAAAGAATGCGGTCGGCCTGGATGAGCTGGGCCTTGCCGAGCGCGGCCTTGAATTCGTCGGGGAATGCCGCCCAGTCGGTCAGGGTGATCGTCTCCATGTCGCCGGCCGCGAACTCCGGCTCGACGATGTCCCGCTCGTCGCGGTTGATCCGGTAGCGCAGGCGCGCGAGCCGGTCCTTCGCCTCGAGTAGTGCGGCGATGCGCTGGTCCTTGGTCGCCGCCGCCCACCCGTTCATGTTGGGCAGGCCGAAGGCGATCGACTCGGCGCCGCCGTAGGTGACGAACGAGGTCGTCGGCACCACGAGCGGGTCGAGCTTCTGGATCATGTAGGTCTCGACCTGGCCGATCTCGCCGGAGGCGTTGGTCAGGTAGAGCTCCACGACGCGCGAGTCGCGCACGGCGCCGGCCCCGAGCTGGTTCTTGTTGGCCGGAATCGCCAGGGAGGCACTGGTGCCCGGCGCAAAGCCAGGGATGGGGGTTTTGGCGATCAGCTCGTTGCCGGCGCCGTCAAGCAACCGATACTGCGCGGCGGTCGCGCTGAAGGCGTTCCCCTCCCCGTCCACAAAGGACAGCGGGAGGGTGACCGCGGTGTTGTCGAGGAACGCCTTCACGCTTCGTTACGCCGGCTCGACATCGAACGGGTCCGCCGGTGCCTCGGCGGCGGCGGCGGGCGCCGGCGCGGCCGGCAGCTCGACACGGGTGGTCTCGTTCTTCGCCAGGCTCGACTCGGTCTTCTCCGGCTCGCTCGGGCCGTTCTGCGCCTTCAGGATCGCTTCGATCAGGCCGCGGATCGAGTTCGACTTGACGTGCATCGACGCGCCGATCGGGCGCAGGCCGGCGATGCCGTCCTTGTCGGCGATCGCCATGAGCTCGCCCTCGGTGTATTTCTTGACCGGGTCCTGGATGGACTTGTGCGCGGTCGAGAGCATCTCGGAGTGCATCGGCGTCTCGTGCGTGTCGATGATGACCTGGGCCATCGACGGGTTGCGCGGGGTGTCCTCGACCGTCTCGACGGCGATGATGCCGGCGAGGCGCTGCGCCTCGACGTTGGTCACGTCGCGCGTCGACACGCCGTTCTCGAACGGAACGGGGCCGAAGTCGCCCGTGAAGTTTTCGGAGCCTGCTTGGATGATGCGGATCTTCATGACTTCTCCTCGATTGAAATGGGGCCGATAAACAAAGGGGGTGCAGTTGCCTGCACCCCCGTTGAGTCAGCCGTGACTTACCTCGGATTACGTGTTGGAGACGCCCTCGAGGCGGGCCAGCGACTTGGTGCTCTTCAGCGCCAGGCCGCAATACCACTTGAGGCGCGTGCGGGTCGCGTCCTTGTTCTGGACCGTGCCCACGTCTTCGACGCGGATGCCCGCGGCGGCGCCGCCGTAGATGCCGTGCAGGCCGTCGAGCTCGTTCATGCGCGCGGCGTAGACCGAGCACAGGTTCGTGCCCATGCCCTTCGTCTCGGTGGCGGGCAGGTAGTCGTTCCGCACGATCGGCACGCCGTTGTGGCCGAGGACCGGGACGCCGAAGTTCGGGATCTCGATCATCGCCGCGTCCGTGCCGCCCGTCGCGCGCAGCAGCGCGCGGTAGGCGCGGATCGTGCCGGCGCGCATCACGAAGCAGTCGGCGCCGTTCGGCACCATGTCGGCGAGCTCGTCCAGCATCGCGAGCGTGAGGGCCGCGCCGTTCGCGCCGGCGGCGATCGTCTGGCCGGCGACGGTGAGGACCTTGACGCCGTCGAATTCCTTGGAGTTCGCTCCGTTGTCGCCGCGCACCAGGGTCTCCTTGAACTTCTTGGCGAGACCCTTCGCCTTGAGGGCGATCTGCACCGCCTTCTGGTCGTTGGTGTCGGACATGGTCTCCTGCAGGAACTTGTCCACGTCCACATCGCCGATCAGGATGCGGAGCTTGCTCACGACCTCGGTGAAGGTCGACGCACCCTCGTTGACGGTGTCGTTCGGGTCGAGGAAGTCCGCGCTCGCGAGGGTGTTCTCGCGGTCGTAGACATACGCCTTGCCCTGGATGCCCATGAAGGGGATCAGGGCGAAGAGCTCATCCTTTTCGATGATCTCCTCGATGACGCCCGCGGCGAGTTGATTCGCGGACAGCTTTTCGGCTTCGGCTTTCAGAAGGGGCATGGCTGCTTCCTTTCAGTTATTCGGTTCCGGCAAAGCGGACAGGCGAGAATATATCACCGCTGACTTACTTTGCCAAGGGGGTCAGGTTACTTTTTTTTGCTCATCTCCGTCAGACCCGCCGCGATCTTCTCGCGCGCCGACAATTCCTTGCCGCCGGTCGGCTTCGCGCCGCCAGGCAGCGTGCCGGAGCCGGCACCGGGCTTCAGCTTGCTCTTGAGCAGCCGGTCGGAGTCGGGGTCGTTGTCGACGAGCTTCTTGATCGCCTCCTCGAAGGAGAGCGGCTCGCCCTTGCCGTCGATCAGCATCGTGCGATCCTTGGCGCCGGCGGGCTTGTCGAACGCGACCACCTTCCCGTCCTTGAACTCGAAGTGCGAGCCGTAGAGGACGCGGGTCTTGGACGGCGTGAGAGACATCTCTTCTGCGATGAACTTGCTGTTGCCGAAGGCGTTGCCCACGGTGAGCTCGGCGATCGTGCTCTTCAGGCTCATGTTCTCGGTCGAGACGGTCTGCACCTTCTCGTCCGCTTCCTTGCGGAGCCGCTCGATCTCGGCCTGGTGCGCGGTGTTCATCTGCTTCTTCAGCGCGTCCCAGTTCCCTTCGGCGAGGAGCTTCGCCTCTTCGGCCGCCTTCTTGGCCTTCTCGGCTTCCTCCTGCGCTTTCATGAGCTCTTTCACCTTGCTCGGGTCGATGCCCTCGAACGCCTTGAGCTGCTCTTTCACTCGATTCAGCTCTTCGTTCGCCGTCTGGAGGTCCTTCTTCTTCTCCATCACTTCCTTCAGGAGCTTCGCCTCGGCGTCGGAGGGTTTGCCTCGCTTCGCATCTTCCTCGGCCTTCTTGCGCGCCTCTTCGGCGGCTTTGGCATCGGCTTCCTCTTTGGCCTTTTGGGCCGCGAGTTCTTCGGGGGTCGGCTCCATGCAACGGAGGGCGGTGACGATCGGGTTCAGCGGATACTGCACTTGCGAGTTCATTCGATGCCTTTCACATGCCCAGTCTCTCGGGCGTTGATTTCACTCGGGCCAGTCTCTCGGCCCACCATTACTGCTTACGCTTTCGCCAAGGAGTTCTTGGCGGAATTCTTCGCCCGCGCGAGCGGGCCTTGCCCGCCGCCAGGCTCCTCGACCACCAGCTTCGGCGGCCAGGTCTTCAGTTCGTTGACCATCTTCTCGCGCAGGTCCTTCTGGAGCTGCGGCCAGAGCTTGTCGATCACCTGCTCCATCTGGCGCCGGCGCATCTCGTCGGGCGCTTCGATGAGGGCGAGCTTCGTGGCGATCTCGAACTCGTCGTAGAGGCCACGCACGTCGTAGTTCTCGGGATAGGACACGAGCGGCTTCTCGAGCCGTTCGACCTCGGCCTCTTCGCCGTGCCACTTCGCGACGAGCCAGGCGACCTTGTTCTCGGTGATCTCCAGCGAGTCGCCCTTCGAGCACAGGAGCGAGTTCACCCGCTCGAAGTCGTAGGCTTTCGCCACGCCCGAGCTGTTGTCGATGCCGACCGCGTTGTCTTCCTTGGTGCGCTCGCCGGCGAGGCCGACCGAGTGGTAGATCTCGTTGATGATCTTGTTCACGACCTTCAGGATGAGCTCTGCCTGGGCCGGGTCGGGGTTGATGTATTCGGGCTTCGCACCGTTCTCGGCGTCGTAGGTGAATAGACGCTTCGTGCCCATCTCGAGGAGCTTGTCGTATGCGTCCTCGCCCGGCAGGACGCCCTGCGCCGGCATGATGAGCTGGCTGAAGGTCTGGTCCTGGATGATCGCGTCGATGTTCGACAGGTAGTTCGCCACCGCGCGGTCGAGGTAGGCCACGTCGGCGATCAGGGCCGGCGACGTGTAGGGCTCGTCGGAGATGACGTTGTCGGCGGCCACGCATGGCACCACGCCCAGGTTGTGCATGATGGGCTCGTCGACGACGATGACCTTCTTGTTGCCTTGCTGCTCGACGCGGAAGAGCTGGCTGAAGTCGCGCGTCCAGAGGCGGTAGCGGTCCTTCAGCTTGCCGCTCGAGTTGATGGGGTCCTTGTCGTCGCGCTCGATCTCGTAGACCAGGCACCAATTCATTTGGCCCTTCTCGTCGAAGCTCATGTCGAGCATCTGCCGCGGCGTGACGATGTAGGCGTAGGTGCGGGCGTCGGTGAGCTTCTCGTCCGCCTTGGTGCGCACCTCGGGGGTCTTGTTCGAGTCGACGATGATCCAGACACGACCGAAGACCGAGCTACGGTTGGAGATCCGCTTCGCGAACTCGCTCATGCCCAGGCCGGCCAGCGTCGCCTTGTTCCAGAAGTTCTTCACGGACTTCGGGGCGTCCTGGTCGTTTCGGTGCGGCTGGACCTTGAAGAGATGCTTGTCGACGAGATCCACGACCTCGCGGGTGTGGTTGAAGCGGTAGGCGCGCTCGACGCGCTTCAGGTATTCGTCCTCGCCCTCTTTCACGTAGCGATGGATGTGGAGGTCGAACCAGGCGCGGCCGCCCTCGTAGGTCGCCTCGAGGAAGTCCCAATGCGCGGCCATCGCTTCGTAGAGCGGGTGCCGACGCGCGACGAAGTCCTTGAGCTTCTTCTGCTGGGCGTTATCCATTCAGGGCGGGGTGTCCTATAAGGTCGGGATTAAATCAGGGCTGACTTACCTTGTCAAGCCTTATAGAGACCTTCCGACCACGACAATCTTGCGCACCGGGAACTGATACTCGATCGGGTAGCCGACCGCGTCGGTGATGTGCTCGATGTTCGCGTCCTTGTCGATCTCGCGCGTGCCGGCCTTGTAGATCGTCTGCTCGAGCGACTCCACCAGGTTCTCGCACTTGTCGTTCACGTAGAGGCGGATGGTGCCGTCGGCCGCGCGCAGCATGCGGTTCACCGAGTTCACCCGGTCGGCGACGAGCGGGTGTTTCCGGCGGTATTTCAGGCGCTTGAAGCCCTTCTGGCGGAAGATGTCGAGGTCCGACTCGCCTCGGGCGTGCTGGCGGTATTGACCGGCCGGGTCGGGGAAGATCGTGACCTGCTTCATCCAGCGGTAGTAACGCTTTTCGATCTCGTCGCAGACCTCCTCCGTGTTCGAGCCCTTGAGCACGATCTCGTCGACGGCCCAAAGCGTCTTGCCGTCTTCCTGGGGCTGGAGCACGACCGAGCACATGGGGTCGAGGTTAAAGTCCTGGCCGATCCAGATCGGCAGCCGCGGGTTGAACGGGTAGTGCCCGACGTGGACGCGGCGGTTGAAGGGGTAGTAGACCCGGCCGCTCATCGTCTCGAAGGAGGCGTTGAATTCCTGGTTGAAGCTCTTCTCGTCCATGTCGGCCTTGGCCGCCTCGATTTCCTCCTCGCTGATGAACGGCGAGGTGATCGTCGGGAACTGCCAGGACGCCCACACGTTGTTGCGCACGACGCCCTGGGGGTCCGTGTAGGTGACGCCCCGCTTGCCGAGCATGTAGAGCTCGTAGAGGAAGTTGTAGGACTTGGGCGTGCCGATGAACAGCGCGCGGCCGCGCGTGCTCGCCAGTGTCGGGCGCAGCACCTTCGTCCAAGCTTCGGGGTCGATGTCCTGCACCTCGTCCATGACGAGGAAGTGAATGCCGACGCCGCGCAGTGAGTCGGGGTTGTCGGCGCCCTTGAGCTCGATCCTGGTCTTGTTCTTGAGCTCGATCATCATCAACGTCTCGTTGATGCGCTTGATCCATTTCTTCGGAATGGAATCAAGGAGCTCCGGCCACATAATCTGCTTCGCCATCCGGTAGGACGGCGCGACATACCAGATGAGCTGCTTCGGCACCGTCGCGGCGCCGATGATCTCGATCTTGGCGAGCTGGGTCTTGCCCCAGCGGCGGCCGGCGACGACGCACCGGAAGCGGTGGCGGTCGCGACGGACCTCCATCTGCTTCGGGTGCAGATAGAGGACCGGGCGGGTGGCGGTGGCGGCGGAGGTGTAGATCATGGGACCCGCCGCCGGCGTCAGAATCATTGTGGCTTGGCCCCCGTGCCGAGCTCGGCATCGCCGGTGTCGTCGCCCTCGGAGACCTTCTCGTCCTCGGCAGGCGCGGCCGCCGGCTCGAGGGTGCCCTCGAGCTTCCCGACCGCGTCGCCGTCTTCGTTCGACTGCTGCTCGCGCGCTGCACGGATCTGCTCGGCGTCCATCTCGTGAATCCCGAGCGTCGGCAGCTCCTCGCGCTCGCCGTTGCCGTCGTCCTTGACCCCGAGCGCCTTCAGTCGGCCCTCATGGGCGAGTCGCACCGCCCGGATGTGGATCTCCAGGGCCTTTGCGTCGTTGATGGTGGTGCCGATCGCGTGAGAGCCCGAACGAGCCTTCGCGACCGACTCGGCTGAGAGCTTCTGGTAGGCCGAGAGCATTCGGTAGGTCTCGTCGTTGGTGGCCTTGACCTTCTGCGCGATGTCGGCCGCCGTGGCTTCGGCTTCCTTGGCGAGCCGCTCGGCGACCTTCGCCTCGACGAGCGACTGCTGACTGCCCTTCTCCACGCCCATCTTCTTCAGGGCGCGACTCATCGTGTCCTCGGAGACCTTGAATTCCGCGGCGAGCTGCTTGACCGTGATGCCGCCGAGCGAATACTTGGCGGCCGCCTGGATCTTCTGCAGCGCCGTGAGCCGCCTCGCTTTCGCGACCGCGGTCATGGCTGCACCAGGAAAAAAGCGGGGTCCGGGAGATTAAGACCCCATTCGGAGGAGGAGAACTGACGAGCCTTCATGTTGCGCTTTCCTATCTCAAAAGTCAATCAGCGGTGATCTATGCCATACCCGACTAAATCGCTCAACTTGGCAAAACACCCGTTTCCCTTAGTTCTTTGGCTTTTGTAAATCAGTAGTTATTGAAAAGGGTTATATAAAGAGGGAAACGGCACTTTTGCCAAGTTGACCAAAATCCTCAGGTATTCGACTCCACAACGAAGCCCTCGGCCGCGGGTGTGCTCGGTTCCAGAAGCTCCTCGACATCGTCTTTTGCAGGCTCGAGGTAGCTTGTCGAAGCCCCAAGCTTCGTCATCTGCTTGCCGAGCTCGGTCGGGAAGAAGACAACCCGCGTGCGTCCGCGCCGCGTTTGAAAGCCGCCCTTGTAGATAAACCCGTTCTTGATGAGCGCGCGGATGGAGAACTGCATGCTCTCCTTCGTCGTCTTGTAGTCGATGCGCTCGAGGAGCTGGTCCATGTCGACCGGGATGAGGTTGCCCGCGGCATCCTTTCCGTCGCCGGCGACCACCACGGTCATGATCGTGAGTTGCTTTTGGGTCAGGTGCATTGCTGATACTCCTTGGGCAGCAGATCCAGGCGCAGCGGCTCATGGACGCCCTGGTTGTCGAATGCGAGCAGCGGGATGCGCCGCGGCAGCGGCCGCATCTTTTGCGTCTTCGGGTCCCAGTCCGGGTTCTCCCACACGGCGTAGACCGTCTGCCCGAACACGAGCTGCTGCGTCTGCTTGAGCAGGTAGCCGATCTCCATCTGCTCGACGCGGCTCGTCCCGTTCAGGCGGTTGTCGCCCGACTTTTCCATGCTCGAGTGGTCGTAGTAGAACGCGCGCAGCTCCGCCAGAACGCGCTGCCGGACGCCCTCGGGCATCGCCTTCAGCTCGGCGAGGATCGCCACGTAGTCGTAGGCAGGGCTGACGAAGTGCCGGCGGAAGAACTGCAGACCCGACTCGAGCGCGGCCGCGTGCTTCGGCTTCACGAACTTCATCCCAGCCTTGATCGAGAACGGGTTGTAGCGGCTCATGCTCGAGCGGCTCTCGACGTAGCGGTAGCCCATCATCCGGTAGCCGATGCCCTTGAAGCGGTAGGCGATGCCGGCGCCGCGATACATGGTGTCGAGCACCGTGCGGCTCGAGAGGATCAGGTTCTTGTTCAGCCACATCATGCGCATCTTGTTGATGAGGGTGTTGTCCTTGCCGTTCTGGTTCGGCTTCAGGTGCGGGAAGACGATGTTCCGGCCGCTGTCGAGCGGCTTGGGCACCGTGAAGACCATGACGCCGATCGTCTGGCCGTGCTCGGAGTCGTCTTTCAGCGCGCAGCGCATGTAGCGCGGCCCGATGCCGAGGTTCGAGCTCTTGTAGTGGAGCTCGTGGAGCTGCTTCCAGTCCTCGAGCGTGCCGCGCTCGACGAAGATGTCCTTCAGGAGCGATAGCGGGCGCCGGCCGGCGCCGGCGTCCAGGCGAACGATCGTGTCGGAATCGAGCTTCAATGCCAGTGTCCTTTCAGGCAATGCGCGAGCTCGTGCCGCACCGTCGCGTTATCTACGTCGGGTGCAAAGATGACGTGGCACGCCTGGAAATCGGGTGTCCACCGTGCGCAGCCGAGGTAGAAGTGCCCGGGTTTCAATCGCTCTTTCATGCCCGGCCACGCCATGCAGGCGTCCGGGGCGTCTTCACGCACCTCGATGGTGAAGTCGATCTTGCGGACGCCGCCGGGCAGCAGTCCGCCTTCCGTGCGCACCTCGTCCGCAGGCTGTGTGCTGCCTGCGGCGCCAGGCTTATAGGCGAGCAGCGCCCCGAGCAGCACGCCGACGGCGACCAGGAGAATGTTGGCGGGCAGCCAGCTCACGTTAGCTTCGCGCGGTGACTTCGTAGCGGGCGCCGCCGGCCGACTTCGCTTCGAAGGCCGCCGTCCAGGCTGCGTTCCAGCACGTCACGCGCCAGTGCTCGCGCTTGGTGGGTGTCGCGTCGAGATGCAGGAAGAGGCGCTGGTTGTTGACCATCGCGCTGTAGACCTCGTTGAAAACCCGCTGGCCGATCGGGCCGAACTTTTTCCACTGCTTCTTGGGAACGTCGTAACGGTTGCGCATCAGAGGATCTCCAGGAGGTGTCGATAGACCTGGTCGGCCGTGAGGTCGCCCAGGCGGGTCTTGATCTGCTCCGCGGTCTCGACGCGCAGCTTTTCGCGGTAGCGTTTCTCGATGTAGAGCGAGGGCTGCAGGTCGGGCACCATGTCGGTGTGGGTCGTCGCCACGATCACGGTCGCGCCCACCTTGCGCGCGGTCTTCTGGACGCTGAAGGCAATGACCTTGGCCGCGGTGCGGTCGAGCACCGCCATGAATTCGTCTGCCACCCACACGTCGGCACCTGACTCGATCGCCTTCGCGAGCCGGAAGCGGTAACGCTGGCCGTCGGAGAGCTCGTTCGGCCGGCGGATGTAGAGGTAGGCGTCGTTCAGGCCGGCGATCGACAGGATGCGCAGCGCGTCGTTCGTCGACGTGCCGATCTGATCGATGAGGGTCTTCTCGTTGTCGAGCGCGACGCGGTCTAGGTTCACGACCTTCTTGCCGCGCTCGCTCATCTGCTTCTCGAGCTCCTTCAGGAGCAGCGACTTGCCCGAGCCCGACTGGCCGGTGATGTAGACGATCGAGCCCTGCGGCACCGTGAGCTCGAGGTTGTCGAAGATGACGAACTCCTTGTCGTCCAGGCCCAGGCCGAAGGCTTCGGCGATCTCGAGCACGCGCTGGCTGCGGTAGACGCGCGTCTCGAAGCGTTTGTTGATCGTGTAGAGGTCGCTCATTTGGTCTTTGGAAGGAGGAGAAGTCGCCAATAGCAGGCGTATTCAAACGACCAGGGCTTCGCCGGCGAGAACATGCGAAAGCCACAGGCAATAAGGGAGTTGGCGGACGCGGGCGAGTCGCACGTGTCAGAAACGACGCTCTTGAAGCCCTCCTTGCGCGCCCACGCGAGCCGGCGGCGGATCATGAGCTTCTGCAGCCCGCCCCCGCGGAACCGCGGGATGACGCCCGCGCGGCAGAGGTAGGCAACGCCTGGCTCGTGTTCCTTGATCCCGCAGTAGCCGGCGTCCATGCCGTCGACCGTCGCGATCCACCAGGCGCCGTCGTTGCTAGAGAGCGCCGGTGCGAAGCCTTTCTCGAAGCACTTCGCGTCCATTGCGACGATGCGCGCCCACACGGCCGGATCGTCTGCATCGACCTTCTGCAGTCGGAAGTTGAGAGCCATACGTCACCCCTGACTGACCGGCCCGACCAGCTCCTTCACGAACGCCGTGACGGCCTGCTCGCCCTTGAGCCCGGTCTTTTCTTCCGCCCGCGCGATGAAGCGCGAGTAGTAGATCTCGTCCGCGCCCTGCACGTCCTTGAACCCGAGGACCTTGACGAGCGGGACGCGCGCCACCTGCAGCTTCTCGACGCGCTCCTTCGTTTCCTGGTCCTGCTTCTCCACCGCGGCGTCCACGTCGTCGATGAAGGCGCCCTGCGACATGGCGCCGAGGTCCGCCACCGCGTAGTCGAGCTCCTTGTCGGTGTAGATCCCCTTCAGGAGATCCTTGTTGATGTCGGCCATCTCGAGCCGCAGCATCTCGGTGTCGATGTCGGAGAGCGCCGTGCGGTTGTCGGCGAGCCGCGCCGCCTTCACCGCCTCGGGCGTGAGGTCGTCGCGCACCAGGACCGGCACTTCCTTCATGCCGAGCTCGATGGCGGCCAGGCGCCGGCCGTGGCCCTTGATGATGACGAAGTCCCGATCGACCACGATCGGCTGGTCCCAGCCGAACTTCTTGATCGACTCGGCGATCCCGGCGACCTGGTCCTTGGGGTGCTTCTTCGAGTTCAGGTCGTAGGGTTTGACCTTGTCGATGGCGACCTTCTGGATGTTCATAGGGTGTCTCGCTTCTTCATGACCTTGATTTGCTTCAGCGGGATGATCTTCTTGCTGCCGCCGCCGGCGACCGCCTCGGCCGCGGTGCCCACGTTCGGCTCGAACTCGCTGCCGTTGGCGCACCCTTCACAGATCGCCGGCTCGCGGTGGTTGTAGTAGCAGTCCAGGCAGATCGAATACTTGCTCACGACGCCGTTCTCTCCTTGTTCAGCAGGTGGATGAGTGCATGCCCGGCGTTCGTCATCGAATCGTCGGAGGTGAAGTTCTGCTCGCGCATGACCTTCTCGAGCAGCGCGGAGGCCCAGGCGGCGTCCTCGACAGGGACCTTGAAGCGCATGATCTGATGCGTCGGCGCGGGGCGCTCGGGGATTGCTGCTTCTGCGCCCGTCCCGGGAAGGTCCAGATCAGCGCCCGCTATACTCGACGCATCGAGCAGCGCAGTGAGATCGGCGTCGTTGTAGGGCAGGATGTTCGCAATCTCGTCGCGCGAGCCGATCCCTTTCAGGAGATCCGCAAGCTGAAGAGCGTCGTCTTGACCGTAGCGGGCGTTGTCGATGAGGCCGATCTTCTTGGCCGTCTTCTCGTCGATGCGCCCGAAATTCCAGACCGGCACCTCCCCATAGCCGAGGCGCTGCGCGATCTGCCAGCGGTGCTCGCCGCCGATGATCTGCAGGCTCCCGTCCTCGAGCTCGCGCGCCAGGATCGGGCGCACGAAGCCCAATTCCTTGATGCCGTTCTCGATTCGCTGTTCGTTCTCCGGGGAGACGACGTTGGTGTTCCAGGGGTTCGGCTGCAGGTGCTCCGGTGCCACGCGCTGCTCGACGTAGTGCATGAGGGCCTTATAGGTGCTATGATGAATAAGTCAGCGGTGACTGTATCCGAAAGCGCCGTATAAGGCAAGCCCTTACATGAAAGAACCCGTTCGCATCGTCGCCGGTCCCGTGCTCGCCAAGGTGGTGAGCGGCGACCGCGCGGCCAAGCTGCTCATCCACAAGGAGCTCTCCTACCTGGTGGAAGGGGCGCAGTTCGCCGGCGGGAAGTGGGACGGCCGCATGTCGTTCTACGACTTCACCAAGGATACCTTCCCCGCCGGCTTCTACTACCGGGTCATCAAGGTCCTCACACAGAACGGCTACCGGGTGCTCGCCAACCGCGTCCCGGCCCCGCCCCCGCTTGGCCCCGCGCGCCCCAAGGTCGACAGCTTCGGCGAGACGCCCGAATACGCCTATCAGTTCCACACCGCGGACAAGCTCGTCACCCACCAGCAGATCGTCGCCAAGGTGGCGACCGGCGGCGGAAAGTCCCGGATCGCCCGGATCTGCTACCGTCGCATCGGCCGGCCCACCCTCTTCCTGACCACCCGCGGCATCCTCATGCACCAGATGAAGGACTCGTTCGTGGCGATGGGCGAGCGCGTCGGTGTGATCGGCGACGGAATCATCAAGCCGCACCTGGCCGGCATGAACGTCGGCATGGTCCAGACGCTTGCCCAGGCGATCGAGCTGCAGGACCCGGTGCTCGAGTATGAGCGGTTCGAGAAGAACCGCGAGGCGGCCGAGCTGCGGGAAGCCGATGAGCTGCGCACCCGCCTCGAGGCCGAGGGTGTCGACTCGGGCGAGGTGGACGCGCAATGCACCGCCCTCCTCCGGCGCCTGGCCGAGCTGCGCAAGGACCCCAAGGAGCTCGCCAAGCTCGTGCTCGAGCGATGCAACAAGCACAACGCCAAGCGCGGCTGGTGGCTCGATCTGCTCGCCAAGTTCGAGCTTCTGATCCTCGAGGAAGCGCACGAAGCGTCGGGGAACAGCTTCTTCGAGGTGGCGAGCGCCTGCACGCGCGCCCACTACCGGCTCTCGCTCACCGCCACCCCGAACATGAAGGACAGCCAAGAGGCGAATCTGCGCCTCGAGGCGGTAAGCGGTCCCGTGGCGATCACGGTCACCGAGAAGCAGCTCATCGAAGCCGGCATCCTTGCGCGGCCCTACTTCAAGTTCATCGAGATCCCCACCTACCAGGAGTTCCGCGAGGTGCGGAAGGTGAAGACGCCGGCCGGCAAGGTCGAGCGTGAGTTCCCGGTGAAGCTCTACCGTTCGACGCCCTGGCCCGATGCCTACGAGATCGGGGTGACCAAGAACCGCTTGCGCAACGAGGCGGTCGTCACCGAAGCGAAGCGCGCGGTCGAGCACGGTCTGAGCGTCATGGTGCTCGTGCAGCAGAAGCTTCACGGCACCCTGCTCAACACGATGTTCGCGAACGCGGGCATCAAGTCGGCCTACATCTTCGGCGAGCACAACCAGGCCGAGCGCGCGGCCGCGATCAATGCCCTGAAGGAGCGGCGCATCGACGTGCTGATCGGCTCGACGATTCTCGACGTGGGCGTCGACGTGCCCGCGATCGGGATGGTCATCATCGCGTCGGCCGGCAAGGCGGAGGTGGCGAGCCGCCAGCGGATCGGCCGCGGGCTGCGCGCGAAGAAGGCCGGCCCGAACGTCGCGTTCATCGTCGACTTCACCGACCCGCTCAACCACCACCTGAAGGACCACGCCCGCGAGCGCCGGCAGATCATCGAGACGACCCCTGGCTTCGCCGAGGGCATCGTCACCGACTTCGACTACTCGGTCTTCAAGAAGGCCGCATAACCACGAAAGGAAGCAGTCATGCCGAACTACCAGGAACAGCAAATCGTCGGGACGCGCTGGCGCCGCTGCCACCGCGTCGAGATCAACAATCCCTACGCGCTCGCCACGAAGGGCATCATCTTCCACGAGGCGGAGCACACCCTTCTCGGCGACGGCACCACGATCGAGAAGGGTGCGGGCTTCATCCATGAACCCTTTGACGACCCGGCGAAGACGTTTCCGCTCCGCAACCCGGAGACCGACGAGGTCATCCCGGGCATGACGATGACCTACATGGACGTTTACGTGGCGCTCTACTCGCTCTACCGCGCGCTCGCGGATCGTCGCGACAACCCGCCGGCGTCGTGATGCTGGCCGAGACGTTTCTTCACAAGCTCCTCACCTGCCCGCCGGAGCTCATCCCGGCGGACGCCGATCGTCTGCTCGCCTACGACCTCTACACGAAGGCGGCGAAGCTCGCCGGGTATCGCATCAACAGCGAGGCGCCGCTCGTGGACGAGTTTGACCGGCTCTGGAAACACATCGAGTATCTCGGCACGGTCGGCTACAACACCTGGTAAGCGTTCAGGTATTGATTTTGTTCACGTTTCGTGAACATCAGCGATTACTGAACAAACGTGGTAGGATCAGTTTTCGCTGATCTAAGGGGTGTGCCATGCCGAAGTTCCCCTCCTGGTTGGTCGCATTGCAGATGGCCGGCATCATCGCCGTCGTCATCATCCTCATCATCTTCACGAGCAACCCGCTCGCCCTGCTCGGGCTGCTGCTCATGCCGCAGATCCCGATGCTTCTCTGGAACCAGCCCCACGGCGGCACCACTGATGCAGACGGCGGCAGCGGCCGCAGCATCGGCTTCACCGCTGATCTCGAGGACGAAGACCCCGACGAGTAAGGTTTCCCGGTGCGCGCTATAATAAGTTCGCATACTAGCTGCGCATAACCGGAGAACACATGGCAGACCTGACGCGCCTTGGCATCTCGCTCACCAAAGACGGAGCGAAGAAGCTCGCCGAGCTCGCGAACGACGCGAGCACTTCCCAATCCAACTTCATCGAGAGCTTCATCTGGTGGGTGGCTGAAGAGCCGCTCGCCCTGAAGCGAGTGACCGACTTCATCACCGAGCGCAAGCGCGTCGAGGAGGATCTGATCGCCCTTGCGCGCAGCAAGCCCGCCGAAGCGAAGAAGCTGCTCGCCAAGCTGGAGAAATGATCGTGTCCCTCTCACAGACCCAGGACTTCCTCACGTGGGTCGACGGTTTCGACCCGCTCGTGGGCGCGGCCATGACGAAGGCGTTTCCAGACTGGGGCCGCGACCGCAGCCAAGCTGACGCCGCGGCGATCGTGCTGGCAGTCGACATCTACGAGTTCATCCCGAACCCGCTCGACTACCCCGAGGACCGCCAGCACAACTTCGTGATGCCGGACAAGCAGAAGCAGCGACAGAATCTCCGCACGTTCGGCTTCACCGAGAAGGCGCTCACGAACTTCAAGAAGTTCATCTTCGACCAGGCGCGCACCATGCCCGCGCGCGAGCTCAAGGACACGATCGAGAAGCGACTGCTCGCCGCCGGCTGGGACCCGCGGGCGTTCAAGTTCCACGCGCTGAAGGAGCAGCCGAGCCAGGAGATGAAGGACGACCCCTCTTTCAAGACCTGGTGAACATGGACAAGCCCACCGACCCTCTCGACGAGCTGCTCACGCCCGACGGCAAGCTGACACCCGCCCCCGAGCCCAAGCGTCGGCGCCGCGGCTTCAAGATCGTAGGCGGCACCGCTGTCCCGGTGAGCGCCGAGCACATGATCGACGACGCCGAGACCGACCCGCCCGACGAGATCGAGCGGCTGCTGCGCGAGACGGCTTTGTCGAATGATCGACCGTTCTACGATCGCGAGAAGCCCAAGGCCCTAGCCCATGAGGGCAAGAGCGACGCCGGGCACACGCCCGACGACAAGCCCAACACCGACAGTGAGGACGCGGGCTCATGGTGAACGATACGGAAAACCCTACACAGACCACCGCCACGGTCTATGAGCTGGCGACTTTCCGGCCGGACCCGCATCTGGTTTTCCCGACACTGGACGGCAACGTGAGCGTGATCCAGCTCGCGCTCATCGACGACTGGATCGCCGGCCGGGTCAAGCTCGAGGACGACATCCTCATGCGCTCTATCATCAACGACTGGAAGATGCGCGCCCTGTGCCTGGGGTGAAGGGGATTTCCTGTCCGCGGGGTGTGCGTAAACGCACACCTTCTGAACGAAAGGCTGGGCACTGTTACAGGCTATAGCGCCTGCCCCTGCCGGTTCGCGCAAGGCATGACGTTTGCCCCGTTGTCCTGTCTATACTCGACGAAAGGGTAAATTTTTCGAGTGGAGTCATGTGCGAGTCACCCGAGTAAAGTGGACAGATCCCACCCACGGATCTCAGCTCTTCTGGTGCGGCTCGAAGGTCGAGGCAGGTCAGCGCGCGAAGGAGATTCGCGAGCACTACCGCAAGACGCAGCTACGCCCGCCTGAAATCGAGATCGAGACTTGTGTTATCCCCGACGACCGCGCCGGGTTGATCCGGTGGTTGAATAAGCACTTTTACGCGATCCCGCGCGTGATCGTGCCTCGTCACCTTCACGTGAGGAACGGACAGGTCCCCCGATAGCGTAGCTGCCCTTGCGCAACCATATCGAGTGGCGCGAGTAAGCGAGTCGCCAGGTCCATCGCTGGTGTCGCCTGTCTCTTTTCAATACTTGGACCTCCCATAAGGCGTGAGTAGTATGCCCCGGGGACCTGAAACCGGGCTGTCATAGGTTTGCTTTTCCGTCCGAAAGTGAAGCTGGGGTGTGTATTTCCGCACTCTTCTTCGCAAGATTCGGCCCCATAAGGAACGCCTGGCGCCTGGCCTGGCTGGCGGTATAAGGACCCTCGAGAAACTGGAGGATTTTTTTCACGAGGGGCTTCCCGAATGCAGCCCGGTTCTAAGACCGGGCACGTTCCCCTCCCTAGTAGTTGGTCTTTGCTTGCACGTTCATGGTCATGCGCTGCGCGCTGCTTACCACGTTGAGCATGAGCAATGCGGTGATGACGATGCACGCTACCGTAATCAGTGCCCGCATGGTTACTCTCCCATGCGCAGCGCGAAGAACGCGCTGCTATCGTCGGTCATGTCGTGCACGATGGGGAGAATGTCGCCCGCGTCGTCATGCTCTAGCTCGGGCACGTCATCGGGCAGGTTTCGCACTGCGCCCTTGGTATTGGTCTGCATGGTTTTCATGTCGCGTTTCCCGTTCGGTTAGGGCGCCCTTGCGGGCGCCCTTTCCCGGTTCGCTACTTGCGCCCTTTACGGTTTTTCTTCTCGCTCTTGCTCTCGCCCTCGACGGGGGCGGGGGCATCGGTCGCGGTGCTCTCGACCGTCGCGCCCTCTTCGCTCTTGGTCAGTTCAAAGAGCGTGCTTTCTGCGGTGCGATTGATGCGGTCGAGCATCGCCCGCAAAATCGGGCTGTCGCTGTTCACCACGGGATGCGATTTGCGCGAGTCTTTCGACGCAATGCCCAGCGTCTGCGCGATACCGCCCGCGCTGAACGTGACGCTGTTTTGCGTCTGTTCGGTCGAGGGTTTGACGCTGCCCGCGAGCATGCGAAGCTTGCGCGCGAGCGACGTATCGCGCAGGTTCACGTTTTCACCCTCTTTCGCGGTGCCCGTCGCAGCGAACATCAGCGAGTCGCGATTGGTCGCACCGTTCACGAGCGCGCAGAGTTCAAGAAACGCAGTGCGGGCAGACCCTTTCAGATCGCGCACGTCACCGCTGACGATAAACGACAAAAACATCGGGAGACGCATCGCTTTCTTGGTATTCGTCGTGCCCGCGATCGCATCGCACAGCGCGATACCGTCGCACAGCGCGATGACCGCGCTGAAGGTCGCATCGCTCATGCCCGACCAGACCTTCAGACCTTTCGCGATGTCGGGATTGACGCCCGATTTGTTGACGTTCGCGCTCGCGCCCTTGCGCGCGACATACGCAGCATTCGCGCGGTCGTAAGCAGCAGCGATCATCTCTTTCGTAATGACGTTTTGCATATCATCCCTCTTATAGTGTGAGTCGTAGCGTGATTGCATACGACATGCACATACTAGCACGTATGCAAGTCTATGCGCGTCGCACCGGCTCAGTTTCGCTCTGCGAAATCGTCACCGCTGACTGATCTTTTCGTGGGGCGCATACCTGGAGGCGCACCCGCACGCGAATAGCTGGCGCGTCTACCCGGCGTCAAGGAGGCATTCGGCCTGGCGAGGCTTGCTCGGCACGTCAACGTGGCGGGCACGCGGCTTGGCAGGCGTCATGGACCGTGCCCGCGGCGACGTGGCGCGCGGCGCATTTGGCCTGGCGAGGCTGGCGTTGGCGAAGCGGCAGCGGGCATGCGGCATGCCCGGGCCAAGGCATGTGCCCGGCGCCCGCTTGGGGCCTTGCCAATTGGCCTGGCCGAACGGGCCTTGGCGGTCGGCCTGGCGAAACGCGGCAGGCCGCAGGCCGGTGGCTCGCCATGTAGCGGGCTCCCGGTATGGCGCCGTCCATATACCTCCCCAGCCGAACATCCATGCCTACATTGCTGACCAGCCGAACATCAGCCTTGGAGGGCAGCCGAACAAAAGAGGCCGGGCGTTGAAGCCCGGCCGAATCAGACAAACAACGGAGATTGCGGCGAAACCCTAGTCCCACTCCTCACCGAGCCTGCGCCGCGCTCGGTGCTTCATGCCGATGCGTCCGCCCACGTCTTCCGCGGGCACGATGATCGGGTAGCGGAACGAATGGGCGTTGGCAGGGCGAGCCCGAGCCTCCTCGATCTCGAGCTCCACCGCTTCCGGTGGGGCTTCCCTACCCTGCAAACGCCGATTCATTCTGACCTCCTCATCGAAATGTGTGCGTTTACGCACAACTTCGATGGTGAGCACCGCGCTTTGGCAGGTCACGCGCATCGCTTGGAAACCTGCGCGCCCGACCAGGCAGCAAGGAGAGCTCGCCAGCCCCCTGGCGAGCGTGCTCCATGCCGCGGGCAGAGCGAACGGAGCCGGCCGTTACTCAGCATCTACGTCCTCCCCGCCTTTGTGCGTGCGGGCGCCGGTCACGTTGTTGGCGATGTAGGGTGGCACCACGATGCCTTCCATGTCGCCGAGTTCGCGCACGCCGAGGTTGAAGAGGGCCGCCCGCCACGAAGGGCGAGAGGGGTCAGCCTGAACCAGCCCGACCTGCGCCAGATTCACTGAAACGCCCCCGCGTAGGCGAGCATCTTCGCCTGCTCGTCGATCCTCACCATGCGCTCATAGACCGGCGTGGCGAGAATCCCCACCGCCGCATCGCACGAGACCCCGCGCTTGGCGAGGTAGCGGGCCGCGCGGTAGGTGCCGAACGACTTCTTGATCTGCAGCGCCTTCTTCACAAGCTTGAGCATCTGGATCTCCCGTTGTTGTGACTGCAACGAGAGAGTCGCGCCCGGTGTGTGGACCGGGCGCGCGGCTCGTGGACACTTTCTAGGACGCTTTCTTGAGGCGCGGCGGGAACACCGCGCCAAGGATCGCCCGCAGGGGCGTGATAAGCGCCGACTGATGCTTCGCCGGCTGGATCTCGTGCAGGATCTCCTCCACGCGCCGCACCATCGTGAGCCGCAGCCCCTCGCGCGCCAGAAGGCCCTGGACCACGCGCTGCGCGTGCTCGCTCCACATGGGCTTCGGAATGTCGCTCACCACCAGGATTTGATACTCGGCACCGTCATGGTCCTCGACGGTGAGCCGCACACGCCTTGCGTTCTCTGACTCCACCTGCCTCCCCTGCCTTTCTTGATTGCCGAACCGGCGAGGGCCGAGTGTAGAGTTTTTGGTGACAGCGCCTTTTCAAAGTGGCCGTTTTACGTGTCGGCCACAGGCGACGTTTCGCAGCCTAACTTGACACGCATGTCAGCCGTGCGTCAGTCAGCGCCGATGCACTACTCGGGTGCCTTCTTGTGCTTGGGGCTGCGCCGGTAGTCGTTCTTGCGGTCGCGGTGCCGCTGGCCGGCCGGGATGGGCGGGCGCCGCTTGGTGCCAGGGTGCCCGCGCTTGCCAAGCCAGAGGTAGCTGCCGCTCACGGTTGCCCGCCAAACGCGAGATCCTCGAACGCCGCGTGCTCTGTGGGCGTGATGAGCGAGCCGTCCGCCTTCCTGATGGGCTCGCCACTCGAGCAATGCTCTGTGAGCGCCGTGTCCATCGTCTCGCAGTAAACGTCGCCGACCTTATACATCGCTCGCGCCACGAAAGAACAGCAGGAACCCGCCGCCGGTGATCTTCTTCGCCTCTGCCCTCGCCTCCGCGTAGCTCGCCGCGTAGACCTCGACGTGGTGCTCCGCGAGCGGGAACAGGTGCAGCCTCGTGAAGCGGTAGAACTGCCTCATGTGCCCTCCTTCTTCTCGCAGCGGTCGAAGAGCGCCTTGACCGTGATGACCTCGCCCGTGTCCGGGTTGGTGAGCTCCGTTTTCTCCCCGCAGGGCGCGCAGAACTCGATCCACAGGTCGCCCCCGTTCAGCACCAGATGATTCGTGCCGCCTTCCGGACGCCGGGTGTCGCAGATGCCGCAGTGGTCCGCCATCTTGTTCTCCGATCGGGCACATGCCCGCAGTCACATGATCGGGTCCGGTAGGTGGCACGTGCGCGAGGAGTCTGGAGACGTTCTTGGCGGGCGGGGTGTGGCCCGCCAAGGACCGCGCCTTGGACAGCTCGAGGAATGGCTCGGGCCAGATTCCCCCTCCACTACCGGGAAAGCGATGTGGTTTTGGAGACCGGGCAGGACCCGGCGCGCTTCAATATTCTCGCTTCATGCTTTCTATGGTGCCCGCCCTTATATGGCGCTGATAGCTGGAGGGCGACCTTCCAAGGCAGCTCGAGCCTTGGATAGCTCCCTGACGACAGCGCCTTGGACACATTGCCGGTCAGCCGAACACCAGGATGGACGATCGCCGGTGCCAGATGGGTCTCGAGCCGTGGAAAGCTGCTCAGATGGCCCTGCAGCCGAATATGGGAGGCCCGCCGGGGATTGCCTATAAGTTTTTGCGTGAATGGCGAGCGCGCAATGTCAGACGTGCGCGCCGCGAGCCTTCAGCAAATAGTCCACCTATAAGTTGGTCGCCCTCCTATCCGCTGACACCCTACACACGCCATTGAGCTTGCACATGGACGCGGTGGTGCATTCCGGGCAGGGCCACGCCACGTGTCCCTCTGGAACGTAGTTCAGCAGCGCCTTCAGGTTCTTGTGCAGGGCTGGCGAGCCGGGGTGGTTAATCGGTCTGATCTTGGCCGGCTCGGTGCCTTCGTTTCCGGGTTGGTCGCTGGTCAGGGTATCGACGAGCGTGTCCAAATCGGTGCCGAGCGTCTCCTTCAGTTGATGGTATTCGCCGACCGACGCTGTGCCCTCTGCTGTTTTCCACGCCTGCCAGTGCTCGTGGTAGGCGTGGATCTCGTGGTGGACGTAATCCCGCGTGTGCGGTTTGCCTTGGTTGAAGCGGGCCGCTTTCAGTGCCTCCTTCAGCGCGACCTCCTCGCTTTGGGCCAGCGCCAGGTAAACGTGCTTCTCGAGGATCTTCGTGCGCCGGTGCCGAAGAAACAGGGTGACGATGTGCGCCTTCATTCGCTTGTGCCTTCGTTCGGTTGACCCGTTATGTCATGGTCGCGTGCGGTTGTTGGCGTGCGCTGCCTTATGCGCTGGCGGTATGCGAAAGGGTGGCGAATCGACCCGCAATAGACCCGCAGTTTTACCGCATGGCGAGCCTGATTCATCTTATAGGACAGGCACTTGGTATAAGAGCGGGGACGAGGGCCAAAAACCCGCAATTCGCCTTATA